CACTTGGTCAGTGGGCAAAAGAAATAACAAAAGCGCTCGGAATGACTAAAGAAGAAGTTCTGTCTGCCCTCTGGTTATAGCCTCTTTGCTTGATGAATCAAGCTGAATTCCGTAATTAAAGAGCCTGTCTCCATCAGCATATGTTGTATTCCAGACAGCAGTATGGGAAAACGCAGTATATGAAAATCGACCTCTCCCCTTATTGGTCTGGGTTTTAATACGTATACCTTTATACTTTTTCTGTGATGAAAGAAACGCGCCAAAAGTATCACGCAGCGTATCGTGGTTTATACCGCATCCATTATCATGAATTAGAATCTCAACAGGAGATTCCAACTCACCTCCAACGATATTGACAGATACATTGGTAGCCTGAGCTTCAAAACCATTCCATATATATTCACATATTGCGTCTTGACAGTCTTTGGTTATCCCAGCGCTATCAAAACTCTTATTATCAACGGCAACATTCCAGCTCAGCATTTTTTCCTCCGGCTTCACCGCACCTAATCATATGTATGGTTTCACGAATTTTCGAATTGACAGATGCACCATTTATTAACATATTTTAAGGTATGTAGAGAATTTTGTCAACCAATAATAACCAACCGCCACAAGACCTACCATAATAATCGCATATAAAGAGCGGATCATAAATCAGTTTTGTGTTCGATTTTTCTACTATAAAGGGAGGGTGCTTTTTAGCAGAAAAGCCGCAGACCCGAAACCGGGCCTGCAGCCTCCTGCTGGGCTTTACCCCTCTATCACAGCCCCCACCTTGAAAATGAAGCGCATGTCTTCGTCCGATCCAGGTTAACATTCCTCCTGCTCCTCATAGCATATGCAGATCAGAACAGAACAGTTCGGAGAAAATGTGTCGTATGTACTCCCTATAAGCATGTTGTTGATATATGCATTAGATTATTTCAGATTGATTTCTGTTCACAAGACACACTTTTTATTTGTGGCTCCTCCTCATGCCAACATCAGATCGTGTCGTAAGTTTACCGCGATGTTCGCCAGAATGATATCCTGACGTGCAAACTGGTCGGCCCAGTCACCATTCCCATCGCTAATGGTCAATGTGGCTTTTATAGCTTCCTGCGTTTTGTGGATTTCACCATATAGGCGCTGCCTCTCTTGCTGCGCCTGCTTACGGTTCAGATGGCGTACAACCAAGTAACCCCCGGTACCGAGTGCCAGGGCAGGCAGAGCAATCAGAACGAATACACCTCCCTTCATTCCGCTGTGAATCAATTTCCCAGCCTCGGCAAGAGCGCTAGTGATACCTGGCCCGGAAAAGCCAACCTTCCCCAAACCATAGAGGCCAACATACGATACTGGTGCTCCCATAACCATGCCAATTACGCCTCCGGCCTCTGCCGGCATCGTCTTTTCCTGCATGATGCGGTTGGGGTCACTTAGCATTTCCCTGGCCTCATTAATTGCCCGAACCACCGATTCGAGAGAAGCTGTAGTTTGGTAAACCATCTTGTCTTTGATCTTTTTCGCGTGTCGCATCAAAGCCTTCCTCCTTCTGTCATCCCTCGAGGGCCTACTGGTCGATGAACGTGCATCGCTGGTACTTCCTGACATTCCAAATGCGCTCCTTTGCCCGAAGGAGGCTGTGCATTGTACCCATGTGTTTCCCCCCATCCGCTTCTCTCGTACTTGAAGTTTTATCCAACCCGTGATATAAAGCAAAATTGGTCAATGTCATTCAAACAGGTAAAGGGTATGACGGGGACGATGGAACGGAGAAAACAAAAAACGCAATTGGGAGCATCAAAAAAAAGATTACAAAGCATCTGCAATGTGATACGACTATTAAAAATATCCAGGGTGAATTCATTAATGCGTATTGCAAGTTCTTTGGTTGCTCGGCAGACTGGCTTTTGGGATATACCGACATTCAGAGCGCGAACATGGAAGTACGCCAGATATGTGAAAAGGCAGGCCTCTCCGAGAGTGCAGTAAATACGATTAGAAGGATAATTGGGCCGAGTCGTGATTGCATAGAATTTGGCTATCAGTCTGAGCAATTCCTAAAAATCATAAATACATTGTTTTCGTCGGAAGGATTCATAGAGTTGGTGCGAAGTATAAGTGAATTTGATGAAAGGTATACATCATATCATAGCGTGTGGGAACGGTTGGAAGAGAAACTGGGTGAGAAACTGCTTGATGAGGCTATTGATTGCTATAAGGGGCCTATTGACTATCTCAACGATCCAGATGCCGAGAAACTAAGTCCTGAACTACAAGAAACCATCCCCATGGTTGATGCAGCAATTGACAAACAGCATGATTTGAGTTATGAAATGAAAGTTGCACGCTATGAATTGCGGGAGACCTTTGAGGCATTAATCAACGAGATGTATCCAAAGAAAGATGATAATGTTCGCGTCAAATCCCGAGGTCATCGAAAACAAAAAAGGCCGCAAGCATGATGCTTGCGGCGTTCGTAGCCTTACCCCTCTACCTTAGCCCCATCCTTGAAAATGAAGCTCATGGTTCCGTCCTTCAGTATCCGTACCTGCTCAACCGTGCCGCACCACAGCGTTTCGTTAAACGTCCTGACTGGCCCCTGTTTACGCAGTATATCAAAATACCCCTTGAGCTTCACTCGCTTGGCGGTTAGGGCTTCCCTGCGTGCATCCACCTCGGAGATGCGCTGTTGGGCCTCGTTGTATCGAACCTCATACTCATGTCGCAGCGTTCGCGCATTGTATCTTCGCAGATTTGGATAATCTCGTCCTTACGGTCAATAACCTGATTGAACGCCCTCACAAAGGCATCCTGTATGGTTTCGTTACGCAAAGCCGGCGTGGCACAGGCTGTAAGCTTCTTGTGCCTTGCGTTACATTGCCACACGATATGAGAATGCCACGCCTTACTGCCATACAACTCCCCACACTCGTCGCAGTATATCCGGCCAGAGAAGCAATGTGGCGTGTAGTTCCTACGGCCTGGCTGCTTCCGGCACTTCAATTCAATCTGAACCGTATCGAATATCTCGGGCTCAATGATCGCCGGGTGGCTGCCCTCCACATAGTATTGCGGCACTTCGCCCTCGTTCACCTTCATCTTCTTGGTCAGGAAGTCCGTGCAGAAGGTCTTTTGCAGGATGGCGTCGCCCTTGTATTTCTCGTTGGTGAGTATGCTTATGACGGTATTGGGCCGCCAGCTGCGTTTTCCGCCCGGAGTTGGAATGCCTTGATCTGATAGGTAGCGCGCGATATATGCGGGTGATTTGCCTTCGAGAAACATGCGGTAAATATCTTTCACGATTACTGCTTCCTCAGGCACGATCTCCGGCAGCCCGTCAGCGCCTTTTCTATAGCCAAGGAATTGCTTGTAAGGGAGGGCAACCTTGCCGTCTGCGAAGCGCTTCCGCATGCCCCAAGTCACATTCTCGGAAATGGAACGGCTTTCTTCTTGAGCAAGGCTGGACATGATCGTAATGAGTAACTCGCCCTTGGCATCCAGCGTGTAAATGTTTTCTTTTTCAAAGAAAACCTCAACACCTTTTTCTTTTAACATTCGTACTGTGGTGAGGCTGTCAACCGTATTGCGAGCAAAACGGGAGACAGACTTCGTGATGATGAGGTCGATCTTTCCGTTCAAGGCATGGTGCACCATCTCATTGAAGCCATCGCGCTTCTTTGTGTTCGTGGCAGATATGCCCTCGTCAGTGTAGACTTTTACAAATTCCCAATCATCCTTGGAATGGATGAATTGCGTATAATAATCAACCTGCGCCTCATAACTGGTTTGCTGTTCCTCATTATCGGTAGATACTCGGGCATAGGCCGCCACACGCCGTTGCTTTGTGGTGCTGATCGGCATAGCCGTGAAGCGGTTCAGGGTGGCAGGCACCATAGTTACCCTGGGTGCATTCGCTCTTGCTTCGCTCATTGTTCGTATCTCCTTCTCATGCGCTCCGCAGCCTGTTGGCGCATGGATTCATCCCAACTATCTCGTCTGGACTTGTCCTGCCATATGCGTTCATCTTCGGTTCCATCCTTGAATACATAGACCAAATGATTGAAGGCCGGGACGCGGATTTCCCGAATACGCCCTTTGAATATGGCTTCGTCAAATTCGGGCAGCCCGAGCACAGAAGCAGTAATATCCTTCAGGGTATCTTCTGGAATCTGCTTGGCGTGACAATACTTTTTGCCCATCATGAGGTATGTCGTACAATTCCATGCAATCTTGCCGTGCGTGCATTTCCTTTTATAGTGCTTACCGCAACAGCCGCAGGTGATCATGCCGGTAAATACGCCGCCCTGTGGTGCCTTGCATTCAATCCCGTTGAGCAGCCGGTTCCGCTCCATATGCTCACGGGTTTTTTGGTACATTTCCGGTGAGATGATGGCCGGATGCGTCCCCTCGGCGAAATAGGCGGGTAGTTGGCCCATGTTCCGCTGAGCTTTCTTGCTCAGATGATTGACAACGAACCGCTTTTGAAGCAATGCGTTGCCAGCGTACTTCTCGTTCCGAAGAAGCTGAATCACACGCTTGGGCGTCCAGTTCCCCCCGCGATAGCACGGTATCTCTCGCTCGCGCAGAGAAACCGCAATATCAGCGGTGGCCATGCCATTCAGGTAAGAATCAAATACTTCCCGCACTATTTCGGCCTCTTGAGGATGAATGACGATCTCTCCCTTACGGATACGGTATCCATAGAGAAAGCGCCATGTCACTGGCTTTCCCACTTCATAGCTCTTGCGGATGCGCCACTTGCAGTTTTCAGATACCGAGCGGCTTTCTTCCTGCGCATAAGAAGCGAGGATGGTAAGCATCAGCTCGCCATCTCCGCTTATGGAGTGAATATTCTGTTCTTCGAAGTAGACGTCCACGCCCAATGCTTTCAACTCACGCACCGTCTCCAGTAGCGTCACTGTATTGCGGGCAAACCGGCTGACGCTCTTGGTAATCACCATGTCGATCTTCCCGGACCGGCAGTCGGCCAATAGCCGCTGGAATTCAGGGCGCTCGGTCTTGGTGCCGGTAAGTGCTTTGTCTGCATACACACCCACGTATCGCCAGCCAGGATTTTTCTGTATGAGACTGCTATAGTAACTTACCTGCGCGGACAACGAGTGCAGCATGGAATCCTTCTCCAGCGACACCCGCGCATATGCTGTAACATTCAGTAGGCGCGGCGGCAGCGGTAGCGTCGGATGCATTTTCCTTATGATTCGAGCCATTTCAACCCCTCCTTTCGTCTGTCTGTCTTATAGGAAGGGTCGTAGAAAGACAAGGCTTTTCATAGCGAAAGAGAGGCTGATATTTCGCGGCGAACTTTGTCTCAAGCGCCGAGAAATCCTCCTCGTCAACAAGGCCGCAGTGAAACATATCGCTGGCAACGGAGATTGCTGCCAGGTATCGTTGATTTTGCTTATATCGCATGCCCATCATGGCAATCCTCCTTGCCATAGCGGCCTGTGATATAGCAAGCGCGGGAACAGTATTTGCGATGGCTGGATGCATAGCTGAAAAAGCGCCTGCCACAGCAAGCACATTTCTTCTCGATCGCATTGAGGTTGCTTAAGATACGATGGGAATAGTTCCAGGCGTAGCGACAGCCGTTTGAGCAAAACCGACGTTTCCCTTTGATAGTAATGGGATGTCCACAATGGACACAGTCTGTAGCAATAGCAGCATCTTTGTTGGACTCGGTGCGGCGAAAGAAGGATTTGAGGGTGTTTTTCGAGATCCCAAGGTCGGTAGAAATCTGTGTGAAGCTCAAACCCGCCTGCCGCATTTCCAGCAGACGAGCCTTTTCCTGCACAGTCATAAGCGCCTCCAGTTACGGCATAAAGCCGGATTGGCATTGTTGCTTTGCGCATTGACTTTCTTGGATTTTTGTTTTCGTGTAATCATGATTGTCATGAAAAAGCGCCGCAGGCCGTGAAAAACCTGCGGCATGATAGTTATTCTTTTTTGAGTGCTGCTCGGGTGACCGGTCCTACGATCCCATCAACCCGGATGTCTGCCTTGGCTTGGAAAGCCTTAACCGCAGCTGCGGTGACCGGGCCATAGACACCGTCTACCTTGCCGGGCTGAAAACCTAGCTCAATGAGGCGGTTCTGCACCTGTGTGACATCCTCCCCGCGCAGCATTTTGACACCTTTGCGGTATTGGAGCAGACGTGCTGTATCCGTTGTATGCTCCGAGGGCGGAGGTGCCTCGGGTTCCTCCTGGGAGGGCAAAGGCTCGGCAGGAGCGGTAGTAATGTAATCGATATAAGGACATTGATACCAGTGGGTCCAACTCCGCTGAGATACCTTTGTTTTCACCACGCCATAATTGAAACCACGTGCTTCCACTGCATACCCATCGCCTATGTAAACACCCACATGGCCGGGACTGTACAGTAACAGTCCTGGAATTTCAGGTAATGTGGAAACTGGACCTTTGACCTTTGCGACGCTGAACATGCCATTGGCACCCTTGTCCGGACGGCCATCCAGGCCATATACTTGGGTGCCATCATCTTTGGTCCAATAATATCCCTTGATAAGCCCAATACAGTCGCAGCACTTTCGTTTGGCAACAATATCAGCCTTGTATTGGGCCATACGGGCGGAGGTATAGTGAGAAGGATATTGGTTGGTTTTCCGAGACAGCAGACTGGTAGTGCAATCATAGCAGCAGGTGCCAAACCAATACCTTTGCCCAACCCATTGAAGAGACCATTCTACCAGACCGATATTTGTTTTGGCCGTCATGATATTTCCTCCCATCAAAAGGCGACGGCTTACTTGCCGTCGCCTGCATCGTTATCGGAATCTGTCACATTATTGTTATCACGAAGCTTCGTCAATGCACTGGCGATGAACGCAGGGAGCTTGACACCCATTTCTCCTACATTCTCCAGGATGGAAAGCCCTTCATTGGAGATGAAGAAGAAAGCAGTGGCTGTACGGAAAACTCCTGCCGCATTACCGGTAATCCGGTCCAACTGCGCTGCCAGAATGACCACCAGGAAGATCGTGGCCTTTTTCATCAAGCCCTCAAACCCAATGCTGGACTTGAGGGTTTTGGTTTTCATGGCTGCACCTAGGCCGGTTAAGTAGTCTAGGGCAATGAAAATGAGCAGGATTTCCAAAGCCCGATCCCAGCCGCCCAGCAGTGTGGTAGTGATAGCCGTCCCAATGGCCGTCAGAGTGGTTGTAAGGGTTTCCTTCATACGGATACCTCCTGATTACGATTTGAATATGAAAAACCGCCCCTGAGGGCGGTCAAGAAAGGGGATAGTGCTTTACAGTAAAAGCACCGCTTCTCGAAGCTGCACCATGACGGCAGCGGTCGGCTTATTCACTGGTATGGGAATCCATACGGGTAGAGTTATGTTATGGGTGCTGCTTTGCGTATCCCACCCATTCACCAGAGCGGTAATTTGCTCTATTGCGGTGCGGATCTCCAGTACATGGCTTGTCCAGCCTGCCAGGGATGTCATGCCCGCTGTCAAAGATTCCGCCCAAGGATATGGCGATAGTCCATAATAGGTCAGTACCTGATCCACAGCATTACGCAACTCCTGCATGTGCACAGCCCTTATGGGAGTTGTATTTGCAACCAGCGAAGTATCCGTCCATGAGGCCACCGCAAAAGAAAAGCTCCGGGAAGCTACTCCCGAAGCTGCACCAAGGGTGTCTGTTGCTGTAATGGAAATGTTCTGTACGCCGGCTTCAGTAAGTGCGGCAGTCCGTCGCATCACAATCTTTCTGCCAGATACAAGGCTTCCAGCAGTGGAAGCGGAATACCCGACCAGGGATGGTGTCTGCGAATGCCCATCCGCATCTATCCCGATGATCACAAGGATGCGTGGTCTACTGTTGAAGGTGGTCTTGCCGGTTACTGGGGCAACAATAGCGGGTGCGACAGGGTTACTATTGGTTTTTAGTGTTGCATATGTGCTGGACAGTCCGCTGTCAAAACCTGATTTAGCACCTATGGCCACCACCTTGTAATAGTAACTGCTGCCCTCTGTATTGTGCGCCAAGACAGAATAATTGGAGGAGGCGGTCGTACCCAACAGAGTATACGTGCCTCCAGCGCTTGTGGAACGGTAAATCGCATATCCTGAAACCGGGTTGTTGGTACCGGCTCCCGCTCCAGACCAGGACAATGTGACGGTGGCTCCGGCATTAGCCAGTGTGGCCGATAGGGAGACTGCTGTAGGCGCGGAGCAGGCCGTGTACACCTTGGCTGTAACACCAGTATAAACACTACTTATCGCGCTGTTACTTCGTGCCCCGATTGTGTAAACCTTATAATAGTAAGCCGCTCCCATGGTGGGGGGAGCCGTAACCGCCATGCTGCCGCTGGTGCCAGTAGTGCTTATGGAACCCAGCAAGCTATAGGTTCCTCCGGCAGAATCAGCCCGGTACACATGGTATCCCGTGATATCGTTGAAGCTGCCTACACCGGCACCAGACCAGGAAAGGGTCAAGTTCGATCCAGCATCGGGAGTGGCATCAGATACGGAAATAGAGGTGGGCGGAGACGGTGCGCCATAGGTATAGACAGTTCGCCCAACGGATGCGCCACTATTAGCATAGGTGCCCAGGGTGTATACCGTATAAGTGTAGCCGTTCCCGGCTGTACCGTGGACGGGGACCAAATAGCTGGTTCCTGTGGTAGCAGCATAGTATGCTCCGTCCCGGTAGATATGGTAACCGGTAATGGGGTTATTGGTACCTGCGCCTGCCCCGGACCATGCCAGTGTCACATTCGAGCTGGAAGCCGCATAGGCGGATGTGCCGCCGCCAATGGTCACCGTACTTGGCGCGGAAGGAGCGGAATAGGAGCAGGTCAATGCAGCATAGACGGAAGATTGACCTGAATCGTATCCCGCCACGCTACCCAGGGTAAGCAATTTATAATAGTAGGAACTGCCGTTGCCTGTCGGTGCCGTAACAGTTGTGGAACCGGAACCTGCAGAGGTTGACACTGTGGCAATATGGCTATAGCTGCCGCCAGCACTGTCTGACCGATAGATTTGATACCCAGTGATCCCATTGCTAATCCCGGCAGATGCGCCGGACCAGGATAAGGTTACAGCAGCGCCGGGAGCTACATTGGTAGCCGATACAGAAACAGCAGTTGGTACCCCGCAGGCCGTGTAGCTGTATTCCCAGTTGACGGTGACAGTGATCAAGGCAGTTGCCCTAAGGGACATGACATTGCCATCACTGCTGGATGAACCCTTGCCTGCGCCACGTATACGGACATTCAGCGGGTTGGAGCCATACCGAGAAAGGTCTGTATACAACCCCACATTCAGTTGCTCGTTCACATTAGAGGAGGCACTGTTACCGGAGGTGGTGAAAGCCGCGCATAAATCCGCACCGGTATCTTCATTTCTTGCAATAGCCAGCCGTTGTTTTGAATACTGGTAGGTCTGGCTGATATTTATGGCTGCCGAGGTGATATAGATATTGGCACTGGGAAGGCTGCCGCTTACAAGGGAAAGGGCAAAAACATTACCGCTGCCATTGCTGGTAATGGTGTAGTTACCAGTTAGGGCAGCGGACTGAAATACTGCTGTGGGCATGCATTCACCTCATGATGGTCAGTTTCATGGCATCAGGCATATACCGCCCCAATGACCTTTTCTGCAGTAACTATTTTGAAGGTGGGGCTGGATGTAGTGCCCACATCCTGATTTACACGGCTGCTTACGGCATCCAGATTCTTCTTATCATTTGCAGACATGAAGCCGGCCTTGGCTTGGGTGGACACTTCATGGGAGTGTGCCTCTGAAACGATGCTGGATACCGTACCGCACAAAGAGGGATTACCCCTTAGGTCTGTGATATTGCTTTCCAGGATGGAAGCCGCACCGGCAGGTACATATACATCTGCCAGCGCCAGTTCATAGACACCAGCATCTCGTTGGAGGGAAGGAGCGGAAGGATTCGATCCCGGTGCACCTGTTTTGATTTTCACGGTAATGGCACGTTCTATAAGGCTCCATCGTACAACCACCCGATCGATCCGGTTTAGGATGCCGTCCGGGGTGGCCATCTCTAGAGGCAGAATGTTGGTGTTCACGTAGTAATAGCCATTAATCCAGGCTGAACCCTCCAGGATTCGCAGGTTTGTGCTTTCTCCCGGTTGAACCATAAGGCAGGAGGATGGGGAACCGAACACGCCATTGCCGATGAGGGAGGCAAAATAAGCAGCCCAGTCAGCGGCATCATATTTACGGTCCCCACCCACGGAATTGAAGAAGCTGGACTTTTCCATGTCTATCTGCCTTTCAGAATGTTGTTTAGGTTGGGGATGGAGACGCCAAAGGTGATTTCCAATTCTTCTTTGCCGCTCTCATAGCTTTCGATGATTTCAGTGATCCGGGCATCGATGCGGATACCCCAGCGTTTATTGACGCAGGTCACACGATCTCCAAGATCAAAATCTGTTTTATAGGTCAGGTTGGCATGAGTATCGATATGGCTGGAAAACGACAATCTTTCTGTTTTTTGGTCCAGTACAACATGCCCTCTGGCAGTTAAAAGGGTAAGGTAATCTTCCAGGGATAGCTGCTGCTCCACACCATTCTCGGTGTAAGATTGGCTGATGGTGGAGGAATCATCAAAATACTCAATACGGTCAAGGCCGGTCCGCGTGTCATCCGATACCTCCACCACCTGCCGGGTCTCGCCTTCCGTTTCTTCCCCACCCACATAAGCCGCCGTTGCCACGTTTTCCACGCTGTGGGTGTATTCCTGGGACAGTACGTTGTCGAAGTCAGGGGAGAAGATGCAGATGGCGTTTTCCGTTTGACCAGATGTCCGGTCCAGGCCTTTATAGACCAGGAAGAAGTGCTTTTTCTGTTTTAGGTTAGTGATAATCTTGAAACCCAGCTTGGCCAGTTTCGCCCGCTCGGAGCAAGTATCAAGAGCGTTGGAGTAGGCAGCACAGGAGCAGTTCACAGGTTCAGACACAAGGTTTGTCATAACCGCCAAAGTCAGATTGGGGATACTTCTCCGTGGATCGGATGGCGATATAAGATTTTCCAGCACGATTCTAGACAGCAGTTCATGGGTGGGCAATGAGGATACGACGCTTTTTTGCAGAAGCCTGTTTCCGACCCAATGGGTGAGAAATTTCCCTTGTACTTCAATCTGCTCCAGACCGTTTTCATCCTTTGTGACTGTAAGGTATCGAATCTGGCCCATCTCATCTGTATCCTTACGGGCAAGCAACCGGCCATTTTGCAAGAGAACCGCATGGCGGGAGGTCAGGGGAACCAGCAGGCTGAATTCCCCGCATTCCCAATAGCGGCGCGTCCATACCAAAGCGCTGATCTCGTCGATAACGCCTAATAATTCCAAAGAGGCGTCATAGATGAAAAGCTCCATGTCACACCCCCAAGTACAAATTATTATGGAAGATGGCTGCTTCCAGATTGGATAAACCTTCCTCAGCATCATATCGGATTAAGTTGTCACCAGGATCAAGCTGAAGGAAGGTACTGTCCACATCCACATACCGGAGGGCGTCCGTAATGATACCGTCCCTGTAGAGCGTTGCCCATTTGTCGCCGTATCCGGTGGAAAGAATCAGCACATCCCCTTCATGGAGAGTGATATTCAGGCGGATGAATTCCTGGGTATTCACACGGGCAATCAAGGGGTTTGTCACGTCCCCCAGTACCTGAAACTCGATGCGCACACCTGTCTTTACGTCCCCGCTGTTGTAGACATTGACAATGAGGCTGGGCTGTCGGTAGCCAAGCTGCATGCGTTCCTGCGGAATCTCCACAGGAAACTCCAGTGCGCCTAACCAAGCGGCGATATCATCCCGTTTTTCAGCTGTCTCCCGCCAAAAGGGATTGAGGCAAACAAGCTGAACTGCAAAGGCGGTATAGATGGAACCGGCAGACTTGGTGACTACCGGTGCATTTACCGCACGGCAGGAAATGACACGTGTGAAACTGCCAAAGGTATACGTCAATGTGGCAGATAACTGCGGATTCAAAATGCGGGCGAGCTTGCGGCGATAGGTTCGCAACTTATCCGGGTCACGCTCTCGAATGAAGCCGGAAATATCGATGTCCCGGCTTTCCAGCCGGTTGGCTACAAAGGTATCCCCGTCTTGACCCATGCTATTAATACTGTAGATGGTGTTGCGTACATCCGAAATGCCCTCCACCGATTGTGTACAGTAAATGGAGGCATGGGAAAAGACAAGGCTTTCGCCCAGTGAGTTGGTGTAGGTCAACATTTCCACGGTTTTCATGCAAGTGCCCTCGCAATCTGCCGGAAGTTACGGGCTGCCTCACGTTGCTGGGCCACATAGCTGGTTTGTTTGGCATAGATGTTTTGCGTTACTTGCACCGACGTTGGTTTACCGCTATCGGAGTGTTCATCCCGAAGCGCGGTTAGCATCGTTCGCATCAATGCATCCTCACGGGCAGATTGGGAGAAGGCCGCTTCCAAGAGAATATCCCGCATACCCTGCTTAAGGCGCTGGGACATTTCCTCCCATAGGGTGTTCAGGGGTAGGACGGCTTCCGGACCCGCTTCGCCAACCCCTTGCAGCCCTGCTGCTGTATTGAAGATGGTGGGCTTTTGAAAGATAGCACCGAGTGCATTCCACTTAAGAGAAAGGGATGGGATGGAGATACCCCAGCCAACCTCGTTCCATGTCACCTCTATTTTGGGTAGCTTAAACTCCGGCAGTTTCCATTGAAAATTGAACAACCCTTTGAACCACTCCACCTTTTCGGTGAGCCAGGTGATTGCGCTATTAATGGGGTCCTTGAATATGGCCGTGATGCCGTCCCAGGTATCTTTGACTCCGGTTTTGATGGCGTCCCAAGCGGTGACGATCCCGGATTTTGCGTCTTCAATGGCTTTTTTCACGCCACCAGTGATACTGCCCCATGAGGTGGAGGCAGTCGTTTTGAAGGTATCCCATGCTGTGGAAACCCCGGTAGAGATGGCGCTCCAGGCAGATTGGATACCGGATTTCGCTCCATCTACCGCACTTTTGGCATTGGTGCAGACGGTATTCCACGCAGTAGTGGCAGTGGTTTTCACCGTATCCCATACACCGGTGACAGCGGTCTTCACATTCTCCCAGGCCGCCATAATCCACGTCTTGCCCGCGTTCACGGCATTGGTCACATTGGTGCAGACCGTATTCCACACACTGGTGGCGGTTGTCGTCATGCCGGTCCACAAGCCGGATATGGTCGCGCCTATGCTGTCCCATGCCTGGGAGGCCGTTGTGGAGATATCCTCCCATAGCCCAGAAAAGAATGTAGTCAGGGCACCCCATACGGTTTGAGCGGTATTACAAATTGTGTTCCAGGTTTCACTGGCCCAAAGAGAAAAAGCATCCCATGCGATGGAAGCTCCAGATTGTATACCCGCCCATAGGCTAGAGAAAATACTGTTCAGATCAATGCCAAAGCTTGACGCAATGGCGCACAGGGATTCCCAAAAGCCGGTGAAGAAATTGCCAATGGCAGTGAACACATCCTGCACTACTGTCCATAAGGAGGAGAACGCCGATTTCAATCCTTCCCAAGCCCCGGCGAAATCTCCTTGCAGAAGGGCGATAAGCGCACTGAATACGTTCATGATGAAATCCAGGCCATTGACGACAGCGTCCACCAGTGGGCCAATGGCATTGAGAATTCCGTTGGCTGTGCTGACAATGGCAGCCAATAAGGTTACCACCAAAGCGGCCACAGCAGTAATCACCGGTTCGAGGAATTCCCATAACCGGGTGAATACCTCCTGTACCGTTTCCCAAAGCTTTGTTAGGCTTTCCTTCACTGGTTCCATTGCGGCCTTTATCCGCTCAAAGGTTTGAGCGAATACTTCCCGGACGTTTTCAAAAGCGGTAGTAATCTGCGCCCACAGGACATCCAACTTCGTCCGGAATTCCTCATTTGTGGTGTATAGCGTATGGAAGATAGCTACCAGCCCGGCCACCACTCCAATGACGACGAGAACAGGTCCGGCAATGGCAGACATGGCTGTGCCAAGCGCTCCAGTGGCTGCCTGCGCTCCGCCTAATGCTTTGGCTAAAGGTGCAATGACTTTCATGAAAGTGCCGATACCACTTGTCAATTTACCTACCACAAATAGAACCGGCCCGATGGCGGCGGCAAAGGCGGCCACCTTCACGATGGTTTCCTTCTGCTCATCGGAAAGCCCTTTTAGCCAATTAATCACACCCCGTAACTTTTCCATGAGCTTTTCCAGGGTGGGAAGCATCACCTCAGAGAAGGAAATGGCAAGGTTATTGGCAGCATTCTTAAGCATTTGCAGCCGGCTTTCGGTGGTGGCATACCGCTGGTTTGCTTCGTTTTGAAGCGCCACGTTGTCATCCCAAGCAGTATTGGCCAGTTCCTGGGCGGCGGCAAACAAATCCGTGGCACTGCTTGCCCGAAGGATAGCGTCACGAAGGCGTACCTCCGTAATGCCCATTTCATCCAGGGTTACAACGGCTGAACCGCCGTTTTCCTCAATAGCCCGAAGGCCTGCCAGGAACTGCGTCAATGCACCTGCTGCATTTTCACCGTAGGCCGTAGCAAATTGTTCGGCGGTCATTCCCGCCACTTTTGCAAACTTGTCCAGATCGCCGGAGGCGGACATCATGGTTTTTAGTTCTGTGGTGGTGAGGCCTAACCTGCTGGCCAGCTTCTTAAATGCTTTACTGTCCTGATCTGCCAGCAGTTCCAGTTCCCGAAGGCTCAAGCCGGTGGCGGCAATTACATCTTTGGCCTTCATACCGGTCTCTGATGCCACCTTCATGCTCACCATGAGCTTGGAAAAAGCAGAGCCGCCCGCCTCGGCCTCGATGCCCACCGATGAAAGGGCCGTGGCAATGGCCATAATCTGCGCTTCGGTCATGCCTACCTGGCTGCCTGCGCCTGCCAGCCGCTGACCCATTTGAACGATGGAGGCTTCCGTGGTCGCAAAGTTATTGCCCAGCGCAACAATGGTGCTGCCCAGCCGGTCGATGTTCTCCAACTTCATGCCGGTGATGTTGGCAAATTGAGCAAGCATTTCAGCAGCGGCATCATTGGTGAGGTTGGTGGAGACGCCCAGAGCAGCAATGGTCTTTGTGAATTTCTCCAGGTTGCCTGTATCCACGCCCAATTGGCCTGCCAGTTCCATAATACCGGACAGTTCGGAGGTGGTAGCCGGTATAACCTCGCTCATATCCTTGACGGACTGGGAGAGCTTTTGGAATTCCGCCTCGCTGGCGTTGACGGTTTTTCTTACCCCAGTAAATGCGGACTCGAATTCTATACCTGCCTGGAGGGATTTCACACCCAGGGCAATAATGGGCGCGGTTACGGTCAAAGATAACTTTTTACCGGCAGAAGCAATATTCGTGCCAACGGTCTGAAGTTTACTGCCTACGCCTTCCAGATTGACGCCAAGCTGATACCAGCCGTTTTGATTAAGCTTCACTTGCTCGTTGACCAGCTTTAAGGCTTGTTCGGTTTGCGAAAGTTTTGCTTTCGCTTCCTCCAGCCGCTGCCCTAAGCGCTGGGTTTCTTCTGCATCCGCACCCTTGGCTGTTTTCGAGGCATCATACGCCTTTTCCAGCTGGGCAACTTTTTTCTTTTGGAGGGATAACCGTTCCGTTAGTGTCTCGGCGGAGG